CGGATTTCGGCAAGGATTTCGACCAGTAGGTCGATCATTACTTGCCCAGTTCTGACGATGTAGTTCGCCTCGTGCCGAGGGTCACGAGGAGTCGGCGGGTCCGGCGGCATCAGGAATGTCCTTCTTGAAGTTAAGGGCCAAGCCCAGGTTGACCGGCGATGTCAGCTGATTAAAGACGCCTTTCGTTTGATCGAATGCGCCCAAGTGGAATAGGCAGTAGTCGCCGGAGAATTTGTGGAAGTCGTGGCCTTCCTTGTTGACGGCTTGCTCAAAAGAGCGAAGCGCGGTCCCGATGGTCTGTGAGTACCACGGTTGAATGAACGCCTCAGCTTTCGAGTCGAAGATTGAGAAGACTTCTAGTTTCACAGGTATACACTCCTTAGTGTTTGCGCGATAGCGCGGATGCTTGGGATATTTCTCTGCCATGTTGAATTGTGTCGATGTTTTCATATTCAGAGACTAGGCAGAAGATTGACCAGTTGCTGGAGTAGTTTTAGAAGAGCGGTGAAGAATTCACGCATTCAGGTTCCTCTGGAGTTGTTTTGTTCGTAAAGCCTGCAGAGTTTCGCGGACGCGAAGGCGTTCGTAGGTGTTATTTTTCCGATGCTTCCGCCCGGCCTTGATCCGCCCCTCTTTGATGAGGGCGAATCCGGTCGGGTCGGACAGCTCGTGTTGTGAGTCGTAGTAGCGTGGAGGACGCATGATTTTACCGTTCACTACGCATTGATCGGATGGGAAGATGTCTCCCCCGAATTTGGCGAACCAGGTGGACCCGATACCGGGACGGCGACTCATCGTCGCATATTCAGGTTTGACCTGGTGCACTTCGCCAGTTTGCGTATTGACGGTTTGATAATGGGTCTCTGCTTGGTCGCCGTTGATTTTTTTCATGCAGTAGCGGGCGACGTAGGCGGCTGACTGAAATGTCATCGCGCCGACTCGACAGAGACCTTGGCCCCACGTTTCGCTGAGCAGTGGCGAGGAGTAGAGCTTGTTGCCCAGCTTGGTTTCCTCGTAAACCTGGTCAGGGAAGTCCAGGCCGAACAGAATCGCATGGTAGTGAGGGCGCCCGTACCGGTCGCCGTACTCTCCGCAATGGTAGTAGCGGAAAGAATGCGTTTTCTTTCGGAGGCGTTTGACGAAAAGTTGCCAAGCTCGAAGCTCGAGCCCGCCACTAGCGGGGACATGATGTTCGTCATAGGTGAGGGTGATAAAGGAATTCGCCTCGTGCATCTGGGCCTCGTGCACACAGCGCACGGCCCATTGCCTGGAACGTTCCAGGCGACACATCGGGCAGGAGCCGCAGGCAATCGTCACGGGCTTGTCGTAGTAGCCCTCCTTCTGCTTGAAGGTGACCTTGCCTGCGGCAGTTCGGTAGCCGGTGATAGGTCTGGAGCACGCCAAGGTGTCCTAGAGACGCCAACCGCCACGCATGGGACCATGCTGAGCGTTCTTGCGATTGATGCGCGTAGCGCCTCGTTTAAAGTTTTTCCGGCTCGATTTTCGGCTCATCTTACGTCGCCTCATAGGGGAGATTCCTTTTTGGTTTTGGTTTTTCGGACTGAGGGTGTCAGTCCGTACAGTTAACATCGAGAGAGTCTAACTGTCACCCCCTTTGTCCCCCGCGGGGGGAGTTTCCGGAGGCTTCTCCGGAGGTTTTTCCGGAGGCTTCTCCGGAGGTTTTTCCGGAGGCTTCTCCGGAGCTTTTTCCTTCGGTTTCTCGGCCAGGCCGAGTTTCACGGCTTCCTCCTGATTTTCCGGGATGGAAAGAAACCGGATCAAATTGGCCGGTTCGTTCGCGAAGCGCTCACGGAGGAAAGCCGGTAGAGCGGCAAATGCCGCTTTCGCGGCGATGACGCGGTTACACGCCTCCATGTAGTCATTGGAGTCGGAGTAGTCGCCGTAGGTCGGCTTCAGAGTTCCCACCATGGCCTGCGGAATCTCACCTGTTCGCTTCCACTTGGACATGATGTGGTTCACATTGCACTCCTCTTTGAAGGATTGCTTTGTTAGGCCACGGCCTGTATCCACGGCGGTGTGATGTCGGCTCATTTATTCGCCTTTCGGTCGATAGACCATTGACGGAAGCGGTTGATATTTCCGTAGAGTGAATTTGCAGCTGGATATTTTTCGGACTCGATCTTGAGTGTTTTGAAGAGTCCTTTGCCGGTGCCGACGGCCGCTTTTGCAGCGCCGAGTTTGAGACTGTCAGCTAGAGCTTTCAGCTCAAGTCCGGGTCGAGCGTTGATGCGATTCTGTTCAGCTGTGTCGCCTTGTTCCTGGACCAGCTTCGCTTGTTTTTGTGCCATGTAGCCGGCAATCGCAGACGGGCCTGGATCGGCCACTGTTGACTGCGCGCCGGCAGGAGTTGATGCGCCTCCCTTCTGGTAGGCGAGGATTGGATTGAGCCCAGCGAGCCTCATGTCCTTCATTCCGCGTTGATACGCGGTGTTTGACATCCGCTCCTGAAAGGCTCGGTTTTGCTTGGCAATTTTGTAGGATATCGCGGACGCTGCCACGCTGGACCCAAAGCCAAGGATTGCGCCAAGAATGGCGAGTTGAGGCACGATACGTAGTGTTTCGACCAACATTAAAAGTCGATGAGGCCAGGTACTGAGTACACCGGCATTGGTCGAGCGCACTTATACGAGAAGAAGGCGTCGAAGAGGAATTCGGGTTCCGAAGGAACCGCGATAATCCGAGGGATTGGAGGATTTTCCTCGATGAACGTTGAGTTCAGACCCGGCAGCGTCTCGAAATCCTGGGCCAAGTGCCAGGTGTCGAGAGTTTGCGCGAAAGTCGAGCGCATCTGCCCGGTGATCGTTGAGGGTTTGTAGCGGTACTCCGCAAAGCGTTCCTGGTATCCAAAGACTTCTTCGTCTTCAACCAGGTTATCGGAGCCCTGTGCCCAGATCTCCTTGTTGAGTACCGATTGTTCGCCCAGGTGAGCGAGTGCGGGCCAAAAGAAGTCCCACCGCGTTGAGCGGGAGAACATTCGAGGGAGGCCCTGTTGATAGTTCAGATCGGCACGCACAGAGGCGAGACCGATGATAATTGAGTGCTCCACGAAAGATTTCGTAAAGCCGATGCCATGTGAGGCCGCCGTACCGTAGGCGGCCAGGTTGCCTTGTTCAGTAGGTTGGGCATCAGACGCAGAGGTCTGCGCCACTGGATTGATGTTGATTGGAGTTGTTCCGCCTCCGAGATACTCGGGGCGTTGCAGGCGTTGATCCGGTGATGTCACGCCGAAGTGAGACCGAAGGATTTCGGTGTAGCGGGTCCCCCCGCGCGCGTCGCGTTCGTAGAGCTTCTGAATTTGGAACGCTTGACGCAGACTGTTGATGGTCGCAGCTGTAGCGGCTGAGAGATCCGCGACGCCCAGCTGAAGATCGGCATTTGATGCTACCAGCTTGGGATCGTCCCAAGAGGCGACTTTATCGCCCGACGTGTTGGCGGACCAGTGAGTGAATGGCCCGCTAGGACTGTCCTGCCCTTGCAGGTTTACGTTGCTCGTCCCTTCGAGATCGAAGAGAGGAATCGCGTCTCCAAACGATTCGACAACCACCGGATTGCCGAAGACCAGAGGCGCTGACTCGCCGAGAGGTAGTTCGACCGAAGGGCCTTTTTGCGGAAAAGGCAGACAAGAAGTGAAGTAGTCGTGTCGCTTACCGCGACGCTGAAGAGTGTACAGCGAGGGCCCGTCCGGCCCATCGTCTGTTTCGACGACGATAGAGTCTTGAAGGTTTTGATCTCGAAACCAGTCGTTCCAGATCAACGCATAACTGCGATGCCAGAGAGCCGAATGGACGAGATCGGGAATCCCCGTCGGGATCCCCATATAGTCCGAGAGACTTCCGACGAGTTCCCCAGGCGCTGCACTGGTGGGCATCGTCGGGACCAGAAAGTCGGTTGAGTCTCCGGGATTGGTTTGCTCCCCCATGAATTTTTGGAAGTTGTCCCACACCAGACGGAGCGGGACCGCAAAGAAATGGAAATCCATGTACAGATTATCCATGATCGGGTGGAGCGGAGTTGCGAGACGAGCGAACGTCGTCATGTTGAGGTTCATCGTGTCGCCCGGTAGGGCTTCGTCGCAGAAGATCGGGATCAGTAGACCCGAATTGAAGGTCGTTTTCAGACCGCACGAGCGGTCGAATGAAGAGCGCTGAATATCAGCGGAAGGAATTTGAGAGAAGCGGTGCTGACCGCCGGTTGTTGATTTCATCGTTTGTTTTCCTCTCGAATGGAT